AATCATATTCAAATGGTGATATTTCTGATCCAGATGAATTTTCTGAAGAAGCACCCTCTTTAATGGGAACTGATTCTGTTTGAATCATTGCCAAAGATAGAGGTTATTATGGTAATAACATTAGAGTAGCTATTGTAGATAAAACTACTCAAACTGAAATTTTATCAGGTGGAAAAACTGATTGAGAAGATGGAGAAATTTATAATATTGTAAATAGAATAGATTCTCCGATTAAAAATGAAGAAGATTTTCTGTTACTAGTTCAAAACAAACCAGACCAAAGTGATGCATGAGTTTTAGCAGAAATTTGAAACGTGTCTTTAAATGAAAATGCTAAAGATGATCAAGGAACAACTAAATTTGTTGAAAAATTAGTAAATAGGAGTTCTAGACTTATAAGAATAGCAGTAAATAGTGATTATCATAATTCAACAGTACCTAATGATTGAGTAACAGAGGATTTTAATGATTTGGGTGGTGGAAGAGATCATGATGGTGATGAAATTAATGATAATATAGTTTTAGAAGCTTATGAAATATCAGAAGATCCAGAATCTGTTGATATTAATTTATTTATTGATTCAAATAAATCAACCACTGTTAAAAAAAGAATAGTTGAAATTGCTGAATCAAGAATGGATAGTATGTTAATTGCTGATGTTCTACGTGAACATGTTGTCAATAATAAAGGTAATGAAACAACTGATATTACACGATGAAGAAGAGGGTACACAACTCCTAACTTCAATATAAGTTCAAGTTATGCAGCTTTATATGCAAATTGGTTAGAAGTTTATGATAGATACAATAGTAAATACAGATGAGTACCAGCTTCTGGTTATGTAGCAGGCATTTATGCTAATAATGACAGTCTTACAGATCCTTGGTTTGCACCAGCAGGTTTGGAAAGAGCTACCCTGAATAATATTAGAAGGTTAGCTTGAAATCCTAATCAAGCTAAAAGAGATACATTATATATTGCAGGTATTAACCCAATAGTTTCTTTTGCAGGAAAGGGGAAAGTTATTTGAGGACAAAAAACAATGTTTTCTGAATCTTCAGCATTTAATAGAGTAAATGTTAGAAGATTATTTATGGTATTAGAAGAAAGTATCAAAGATTCAGCAATGAGATTTGTATTTAAACCAAATGATAGAGATACACGAAATCAACTAGTATCTATGATTGATCCTTTTCTTGCAGATGTTAAAGCTAGAAGAGGAGTAGTTGATTATTTAATTGTATGTAATACTACAAATAATACTCCTGAAAGAGTAGATAGAAGTGAATTATGGTGTGATATTTATGTTCAACCAACTAAAGCTGCTGAATTTATTAGACTTAACTTCATAGCAACAAGATCAGGTATGGAATTTACAGAAATATAAATAATTTTAGGATAGTGAAAGAATTCTTTCACTATCCTAATTATTAAAGGAGAAAATAAAATGGCATCATCAGACGGATTTTTATCAAATTTTAAAGCGGGTGTAAATGGAAATTTTGCCAGAGCATATCTATTCTATGTAAAGTTTCCTAATTCTGGTCCGGTTAATTTACCAGAAAACCAAGTATTTCTGGTTAGATCATCAAATTTACCAGAATCAACTATAGACCCAATAGTAGTCCCCTACCAAGGGATGGAATATAAAATAGGTTCTACACATACATATTCAGAATGAGAATGTACATTTAATGCTGACAATAAAATGAATTTAAGAAAAGAATTCATGGAATGAATGAAAGGTGTTCATGATCCAACTACTAATGAACATGGTAAACCAGAAGAATATTTTGGAAAAGTAGAAATTGAAATGTTAGATCCATTTCAAACTTTTGGTGGTAATGCAACAGCTAATGCAACTTATAAAGCTATATTATATGATGCATGACCTAGTAGTGTGGGTTCATTAGATTTAGCATATGATAATAAAGAAGTGGCTCAATTTAGTGTTACATTTACATATAATTGACATGAAGAAGAAGAGGGATAAATAATTATCTAAATAAAGAGGTGTTTTAATGAGTTATAAAAATTATTTAAATGTATATGATTTTTCATGTGAATTACCTGGAACAGGTGAAGTAGTTAAATACAAACCTTTAACTACTGGTCAAATTAAAAAATTATTAGTACATGAAAAGGAAACAAATCCAATTGTTTTAGAAAATGTATTTGATCAACTAATTACTTCTAGTGTAATATCTGAAGATTTTGATATAGATAAAATATATGTACAAGATAAAATATTCCTACTAATTGAAATTAGAAAACATAGCAAAGGTGAACAATTTACATTTCAATTTACATGTCCTAAATGTAAATCTCAAAATTTGAATTATTTTGATTTTAATAAATTAGAGGTTATTAAAAAACAGAATACAGAATATGGAGAAGTAACTGCTGGTGATAATATCAAATTATATATAGATTTTATTACTAGAGGTGAACAAAAAGAATCATATAATATGATAGAAAATATTGAGGAATTAACAGATTCACAAATAAGAGCAGAAATGTCACTTCATAGTTTAGCTAGTGGTATAAAAAAAGTAGAATCTCCAGATGGTATAGAAGAAATAGGGGTTGAAGACAAACTTTATATTGTTAATTCTTTAACAGTAGATGACTTAGAAGAAATAAGAAAGTGATATGATAATAATAATTTTGGTATAGATATTAAATATAAACTTATTTGTGATAATTGTGGGTTTTTTGAAGAAAAAACCGATGTGGAGGTAAGTAGTAATTTTTTTTAACCAGAATTTTATTAGAAGGTCAAACATTAGTTAATATTATAAATGAACAATATCAGTTAGCTAAACATGCCAATATTTCATTATCAGATAGTGAAATGTTGGCAGATTTTGAAAGAGAAGCTCATCTTGATATGGTATTACATGATTTAAAAAAAGAAAACGAACCATTTAATAAAATTATTAAATAACCCACTTGAGTTCATAGACTCAATGGATCTTAAAAGGTCTAAAGGGATCATTCCCCTTTAGACCTTTTTTATAGGAGAACTAGAATGGCCACTGAAAGAAGAGAATATATAAAAACAATAAAAAATTCATTAGAAAAATTTAATGAAGAGAGTCAATTAATATTTGAGCAACTTCAAAATTTGAAATCTGATGATATTACTCTTCAGATCTTAATAACAGAAATACAAAAGATCAGAGAAAATACTGTCTCTGAAAAACACTATAACAAATTAACAAATATTCTTAATCAAATACAAGAAGGTGAAATTAAAGAATCAGATTTGAATAAAAGTGTTGATGAAATTTCTGAAGGTTTTATGAAGGGAACTAATACATTATTAGAAGGTATTGGTTCAAAAATTGGAGAAATGGCAGAGCAAAATGAATTAATAGTCTCTGGTATTAATAAAGTAGGTGGATTTTTTGGTGAAATATTCTCCCCCTTTCAAGAACTTTTTAACCTTATAACTGGAACATTTTCTATACTTCAAGGTGTCTTTGGTTATATGACCAAGATTCCTACTTTATTAATGGGATTAATGAGTGTTATTAGAAAAGACCCAACACCTGACAAATTGGATAAATTAATTGATCTTGAAGAATCTAAGATAAAGAAAGAAGATAGAGAAATCAAAGATGATAGTAGTATTTGAAGTGAATTATTACTAATAGCTGGACAAATCACAGGTGGTATAATGGCAGGAGTAAGTGGATTCGTTACAGCTGTTCAGAAAGACATAGTGAAAATGTATAAACCATTTATGAATGTATTTAAAAATGGTATATTAGATCCAGTTCGGAATTGATTCAAAAAAGAAAACTGAATCACAAATATGTTAAACAGAATAAAAAATATTAAAGGAATAACTAGAATAGAAGGATTAATTAGTAGATTTAGTGGAATTGTTGACAGAATAAGAAATATGTTTACGTCTGTGATAGAAAGATTAGGTAAAGTGAGATCATTAGTAGATGATTTGATAAAACAATCAGGAAAATTTGGAAAAATTATTGGTGGAATTTCTAAAGCACTAGGAAGATTAGTTTGACCATTGTTGATTGCTTATGAAGTTATAAGAGGAATGATAAAAGGAGAAACAATAAGAGATAAAATATTAGAGGCAAGTGCTGGTATTTTATCTATAGCAACACAAATACCGGAATGAATTATTAATGGATTGTTATGAGCATTTGGTTCTGAATTTAGAGTAGATTTTGGTAGAGAAGCAATAATTGAAGCAATAAATGATATAAGTGATTGGTTATATAAGAATGTAACTGAACCAATAACAAATTTCCTGAAAAATTTTGATTTAAAAGAATCATTCAATAAACTTGTTAATAAAATAGAAATTACTATTAGTGATTCATTTGGATCAATACTAAAAAAGTATAATAATCTGAAAAATATGTTAATGGGATTTTGAAATTCTCTAATTAAAATGAATTTTCTTGATTCTGATTTGTTTAGTACAATTACAAATTGAATGGAATGAACCTTTGATCAAATTAAAAAACCATTCATGTGAGTTAAAGAAAAACTACAAGAAACTGAACAATGATTAATTAATCATACATTGTTTGATAAACAAACAATAGATTCATTAAAACAATCAATGTCTAGTATGTTTAACTGGATAATTGTACCTTTCAAGAATGTACTAACTAATTTGAATGATGTACAAAACTGATTAATAACTACTGTATTTGCAGATCCAACACAAACATGAGAAAGTATTAAGAGTGTAATGTCTGATGTGTTTGATTGGATAACTATACCTTTCAAATCAGTATTAGAAAAATTACAAAATTTTTGAAATTGGTTAACTACAACAGTATTTGCAGATCCAACACAAGCATGAAAAGATATTAAGAGTGTAATGTCTGATATGTTTAACTGGATAACTGCACCCTTTACAAATGTACTAACTAATTTGAATACTGTACGGAATTGGTTAACTACAACAGTATTTACAGATCCAACACAAGCATGAGAAAATATTAAGAGTGTAATGAGTAATGTATTTGATTGGATAACTATACCTTTTAAATCAGTATTAGGAAAATTACAAAATTTTTGAAATTGATTAACTACAACAGTATTTGCAGATCCAACACAAGCATGAGAAAATATTAAGAGTGTAATGTCTGATGTGTTTAACTGGATAGCTGTACCTTTCAAGAATGTACTAACTAATTTGAATAATGTACAAAACTGATTAATAACTACTGTGTTTGTAGATCCAACACAAACATGAGAAAATATCAAGAGTGTAATGAGTAATGTGTTTAACTGGATAACTACACCCTTTACAAATGTATTAACTAATTTGAATACTGTACGGAATTGATTAACTACAACAGTATTTACAGATCCATCACAAACATGGGAAGGGATTAAAAGTACAATGAGTAATGTATTTGATTGGATAACTATACCCTTTACATGAGTTAAGGATAAATTAAAAATATTTGAGAATTGATTAATTAATCATACATTGTTTGATAAACAAACAATAGATTCATTAAAACAATCAATGTCTGATGTGTTTGGTCAAGTAACTGCACCTTTTATATTTGTTAAAAATTTATTATCTGATATGTGGAATTGATTAACAGCTACTACATTCAGTGATCCATCACAAGCATGAGAAGATATTAAGAATAAATTATATGGTATATTTGATTATTTAACAGAATTATTTCAACCAATTAAATTTGCAGCATTAACATTTTATGGTTTATTAACAGGTGATTTTGGTACAATGTCTACCAATGTAAAGAAAATGTTGAATTCTTTACAGAATGTAATGTCTAATATATTCAATAATATCAAAAACTTTTTGATGAACAATACACCTATTGGTCCATTAGTCAGAGGTTTTAATAATTTATATAATTTTTTGACAGAGGATAACAAAGAAGAAACAATATTAGAATCATTAATTAATGATTTAAAAGAATTACCTGGACAAATAACAAATTGATTTTATTCAATTATACCTAATTGAAAAGATGATATAGAACCACGATTAAAGAAGATCGTACCAGATTGAGCAGAACCTTGAATATTTGGGAAAAAACTTGATATTGGTAAAATGCAGGACACACCTAAAATGTCAGGGAAGGAATTAATGAGAACATTAATAAAGGGTGATGCAGTAGATAGAAAAGTTGGTTTTAGAGGTATGCCAGATGAATTTTCATTAAAGAAACCAGCATTAGAAAGTATGAGTTCTACACAGGCGAATAAATTATTGAATACTGATTATAAGTTCACCAAAGAAACTAGGGATTCATTAGTAGAATTAACCAAGAAAGCTACTAAGAAAAAATCAATTTATACTCATGATGTCACATTAGAGAATATTATGGGTAATATCAAAGATATTTTAAAAGGTGATGTTTCTTACTCAGATTCAGACACTACATTTATTATAGAGAATAATAAATCAAGAAATATAGATAGTATTAATACAAGTATTTCAAGAAATAAAATAGAAGAAAAAAATAAAGAAAGAGCAATCAGAGAAAAAGAGATTAACTCTAACAGAAATTTTTTAGAATCTATTAATAATAAAGTTTCTAATAATATAAATAATGACCTGAACAATAATGTAAAAAATGTTAATGAACCGAATAAGGATGAAAGAGAACGTATATTTCCAAGTGAACATATACCAGATGAGATAGAAAATTTATCATTATTCTTATTCACAAAGAATTGGGGAATTGTATCATAATTAGATAGGAACATTGAGGTAAATTATAATGATTAAATGGTTTCCATCAAGAAGTATATTTTCAGGTGAATGAGCTGATAATGTTCTATGAATAGAACTTACACCTAAAAAAATAGCTAATCAAAATATTCAGAAGACTACTTATGTCGAATTAGAAGATGCAGATGATTTAGATATAAGCCAATATAATTTTCTAGCACCAAATGAAATTCAAGAAACTATAAACAATACGTGAGAACCTATGGAAAATATTATATCTGGTATGTCACAGAAAATAGCATCTACGGCAAAAATTATAAATCAGGGAATTGCTCAGTATAAAGTAGATACACCTTTAGTGTATATGAACTCTGAAAATAGACAAGTTACATTCTTATTTAACTTAATTATGAATGAAAAGGCAAATTCTAAAGAATACGTAGTTGATCCAGTTAAGAATTTAATGAAGTGATCAACACCAAAAATACCAACAAAAATAATGTCACAGAGTTTACAAAAAGTAGAACTTCCATATGTATTTCAGGTAAGAACAAAAACAGGAGTTGATGGATATAAAGATATTGTCAATATGAGATGTGCTGCTATCTCATCTATACAACCAACTTACTTTCATCCATATGTGAATGGTTATCCATGTAAATGTGAATTAACAATTACATTTATAGATATAGAACCAATAAGTAGAGACAAAACATTTAATATAACTGTATCTTAAAGGGATATATATGCTAGAACCAATAAATAAAACTTATTATGAATTTACAGGTAAAAGGCTGAAAAATAATTCCCAACTTAAAGCTTTTAATTTACTAGAAGATTCTGATGGAAACAAATTATTAAATATATTCAGAACTTATAGCATAAAAAATTTAAGTATTAATTATTTTTTAATACATGAACTTGATTATGAAGATAGGTGATATAATTTATCTTGAAAATATTATGAAACACCATATTTATGATGAACTATACCTATGGTTAACAATATAGCAAATCCGTTTGAATTTCCAGAAGCAGGAACTAATATCAAAATATTGAAAAGTTCTTATATTTATAGTGTTTTGAATGAAATTAAAGAGTTAGGGAAAAAATAGATGAAAGATTCAAATGTTAAAGTACAAGATTATGGGAAGGAATTTAGTGTTGGAATTTCAGTATATAATCAAGATTTTTATTGATTATCTAATAATGAAATATATGAATTTTACTTCATAGAAGATATATATTCATATTTAATAACTGGCAAATTAATTTTTTATGATAGATATAGCATTTTTGAATTTGGATCTCTAGTTGGTGGAATACTTATCAATATTGTATTTGGAGTAGATAAAGATTTGACATTAACTTTTCAAGTATATAAGTCAGATAGAATTATACCAGAAACTTCACATAGAAATGAAATGAGTGAGAATGTAATAGAACTTACTTTAGTAGAGTCTAATTTTCGTTATTTAGTACAACAAAAATATTCTAGAAGTTGAAGAAATAAAAATATAACGTCAATTGTATCTGATATATTAAAGAATATGGTATTTATAGAGTCAGAACAACAAAATATTGTTGATCAAAGTAGTGAAAGTATTGATTTCTGTATGCCATATTGAACACCACAACAGTCAATAAACTGATTATTATTAAGAGCTTCTTCTAATAATAAATGGGGTTATTGTTGTTATACAAAAACAAAAGCAGATCATAGAAGTTATGCTATTTTAGAAATTCAAACACTTGAAAATATGTTAAGTTCTGATAATATTCTTAGTGATAAAAATGATGGAGTATATAGAATGGTTACTCCTGATTTATATAATTTTAACAGGATATTATCATATGAAGTTTCTGGTACAGATATGTTTTCTAATAAACAATTGAGAGGTGGTCACGTTCTAGGATATGATTTTAAAAGAAAAAAGTTAATAGATAAAAAATTTCAATATTCTCCTGGAAGTAATTACTTTAATAAAGAAAGTGGTGAAGATGTAGTTGATAATTTCACTATGTTAGGTGATTGAACTTTATTAAGTGGAACAGAATATAGCTTATTTAATGATACTGATGTCAATTCAGAAATAATTGGTGAAAATAATGAAACAATTATAAAAAATATTTATTTCAATGATTGAATAAAACGATATTGTATGCAAAATACAGTTAATATTGTAGTTAGAGGCCATGAAGATAGAGAATTAGGAAAATTAATATGAATAGAATGACCATCTTCTAGTAAAGATGAAGTATATAATGCTAATATGAATGGACTCTACTTAATTAAAAGTATAACACATCATTTTTCACCTAAAGGAAAACCAGCATATAAACAAAAAGTTGGTCTTATTAGAAATGCATATAATTATGATGAAATATCTAAAAGACTTCTTTATCCATCAAATAAGATAAATACTACACAACCAACAGGAATAATAGTAACTTAATTATGATAAAAAATCCATTAAGCTCATTACAACCAGAATCAAATAAACTATTTGGTATATATAGGGGAGTTGTTGAAGATAACAGATCAGATCCTAGAAAAGCTGGAAGAATAAAGGTTAGGGTATTTGGTGTTCACACCAAAAAGAAAACTAAAAATAGTGAGGGAACAGAAGGAATTCCTACAGAAGAATTACCATGATGTGAGCCTGCCCTACCTATCTTTGAAGGTGGTGTATCAGGATTTGGTAGGTTTTCACATCCAGTAGAAGGCTCTCATGTTTTTGTGTTTTTTGAAGCGGGGAATCCTATGGAACCAAGACATTTCGCTTCTGCACCAGGAATTCCAGAATCTGCACCTAGATATAATGAAAATGAAGGATTCAGTAATCCTAATATTCCTAATGTTGGTGATGATAGTGATGATGTTGATATTACTGATGATATTATTGTAACATTGGATAGATATGAAACTAGTGATCAAGGTACTAAAGGTAATATTAGTATTAATGATTCATATTTCTGTAAATCTTTAGAATTACCTTGAAGAGATAATAACAATAACATATCTTGTATTCCTACAGGTACTTATGAAGTTTTCTTTAGACAATATCATTATAAACTTAAATCAGTCCCAGGAAGAACAGGTATATTAATACATTCTGGTAATTATGCAGGAGATAGTAGTGAGGGATATTTAACAAATTCACAAGGATGCATAATGTTTGGTCAAGAGTTTGGAACATTAAATAATCAACTAGCAGTATTAAATTCATCAAATACTGTTAATAAATTTGTATCAAAGTTAGAAAAAAAATCTTTTAAATTTATAGTTACAAATAGTACAAGTACAGATATGTCTGTGTAAAGGATAAAATATGAGTTTATATAATGAACTTAATTTTTCTGGAGCAACTGTTTTTGATTGAGACTTCTATCATAAAGAATATTTAAATTCACCTACTATTAGTTCTTCAGAAGGTGATAAACGTTTAATTGCATTTAATACGAGAGATAAACAATTAAAAATACTTCTTCCACCAAAGAAGTATTTAGATAGTTCCGGTATAAGTATTTCTTTTACTGCTTCTAGTGGTATATGTAAGTATAAAGCACAAATTGATAATGTTCCTTCAATAAATACTCCAAATTATTCTGTGAATAATTTGCCTTTTAAACAAATTCAAGAATTGTCTTATGCAAAATGTATAGAATTTGATAGTCAAAGTAGTTCATGGAAAATAGCAAATTTAAAACCTTCTGAACCACATTGGTTGTGTATTGATATAGATCAAGGAACAGTAGGACGAATTAAAACTGATGTTTCTTTTAGATTATTAGAAGAAACAGCAAAGGAATACTTATTAGGTAGAAATGATCCAAGTGATTATGATGATTCAAGTGATTCAAGCGTTTATGAACCTCCAAAAATATGAAAATATGCTCCTGGTGAACCAGATTGGCATAGATTAGCAAGACATGAAAAAATAGAAGATACACCTATTGGGTACAGAAGATCTCATAAAGTTACTGATATAGATGTATCTTGATATTTTTTTGAATGAGATGAACCTGATCCTTACTATAATGCATTATATCCAGAAAATAAAGTTATGGGTACACATAATGGGTTATTATATGAGATAGATGATACTCCAGATAATAGAAGATTTCATCGTTGACATCCATCAAATACATTTGAGGAAATATCTGAAGAGGGACATTTAAATAATAGAAATCATGGAGATAGATTCATATTAGTAGATGAAAATTTCTATAAATTAATAGAGAAAAATTTTTATGAAACAATAAGAAAATCATGTTTCAGACTTATAAAGAATAATAATTGATCTCACACAATAGGAAATGAATTAAATTGAGTTCAAAACAGTAAAATTACTTATATTGATTCTAATAGGAAAGAAGAAATTGGTGCAAATAATGATATCATTATTAATAAAGGTTCTTATGTAAAAGCATCAGAAACATATAATGTTCAATCAAAAGAAATAAATATGGATGCTGACGTTATAAACCTTAATTGTGGAACATCATTATCTCCATTGGTTCCATCAAAAGAAGAGACATCATCTCAAGGGCCAGAAAGTCCAACAGGATCTGCTGTAGATTCAGAAAGTAGAGAAAGTGGTAATGTAGTTACACAACCCTGATGATCAACTATTTAAATAAAACTAAGTAAAAATGGTGATACTATGAAAGATATAGAAATTGTAGATATTTCAGAAACTAAAGAAGTTATTGTTAATGATAATTTTATTGTTGTATATGATAAAGAAAATAAAGAAGTGAGTGTCCATAGTAAAATCAAATTAAATATTGATTTTTGCACTGATTTGTCATTAAATATAACTGGTGCATTAGATTTGAATGTAACTGATAACATAAATATTAGAACAAATAAAGAATGTTTTATAGATTCTAAAATATTATGATTAAATTCTAAAAAAGAAAATTATTATGATGAAAATTTTAACAAACAAATTCTAGGAGTAAAAAATGCCAGGTGTAGTTAGAATAGATGATAATTGTTCAGGACATGGATGTTGACCTCCACGCCCATCCATAACAGGATCTCCTGACGTATTTGTTAATAATAAACAAGTAGAAAGATATAATGATGTTTTAGAAGAACATTGTTGTCGTAGAATTATAGAAATAGATGGTGAGATTCATATTCGAACATATTGTCATGATGGTTTACATCTTGGCATTAGAGATGTATTTGTAAATGAACTACCTATACAAGTAGGACAAGACCCTATTAGTTGTGGATCTGTTTGTGATGAATGTTCTGATAATGTTTTTGCGGAATAAAAAAAGGAGTAAAGAATGGCACAACAAGTTTTTGATGTACATAGTTCAAAATTAACATATGCTACACTTAAAAAAATGTTAGAAATTGTAGATGATTATTTAAGTATTAAGACTAACTTAACATATTATTTTCCAGGAATTCTGGTCAATAATGATGAATGAAGGAAATTGAAGAAAATTATTAAAACTTTCTTAGATCATAATATTAATTGGGGTGGTATTTCTCCTAATACTAGTAGTACCACACATGATTATTCCAATTTAAAACAAACAATTCATTTAAATAAAGATGATGTAGCTCATCTTTATAATAGATTAATAGGTGAAGTTTCCTTTGCAGATGAAACAATTGTTGATTATTTATCAAGTGCTACCTGAACTAACATTATTAATAGAGTTATAAATATGATTACTTATGAATCATTATATACTTTACATAGACAAATTTTTAATGGTATTAGTAATAATGATTCTGAATATACAGAAAAGACATCTGGACAATTATCATTATATGATAATTGTGAGATGCCATTACCAATTAATAAATATACTCCTGATAATGCTAATTATAATGCCTTTATACATCTTCTAGGTTCTGATAATTATTATTCTTATCTGCCTGTATATGATCTTGATTGAGTATCAAGAAATGTATTTAAAAGATTAATATATAAAACAAATAAAGTTACTATAGATTCTTCTCCATATACACATAATACTCCTATAGGTGCAATATTATGAGCAAGAAAATCTGATGGTACATTTTTAACTACT